GTTCAGTCATTTATCTAAATCTTCCTGGGCGTTCTGGCTTTATATAGGTTTTATAGTAAGTATTGCCTTCCGCAGCCCATCTGCTGCCGGTTGGGTCGTGGACATCACTTAATATCGCACCTCGCTTGAAGCCTATGCCAAAGGCATCGCCTATTCGAGAAGCTTCTTGTCTACCATTACTCTTACCTACCCTGAGTATAAGTGTCCCTCCAGGAGCCAGATGGTCAAAAGCTGATTTAATAGCAGCAGTTGATATTCTATCTATATCGTTCTGACCTACTATGTTATTAGGAAAATCTATAAAAGCTAATTGAGCCCCTCCTTTATTCCCCTGTACGTCAAGAATAAACTGACCGGCCTGATCGCCGGTCATAATCTTTCCTACTCTTATATTCAGATCTACATTGCTATCAGGAAGACCGTCCATGCGAATAAGATTTTCAAATAAAGGACCTTCGTTAGGAAAGCCTAAGTGTTTTGCAAATTCATTAGCATCGCGTGTTATGATAGTGTCTGTAGCACGTTTAGGAAGTCGGGGCGGCGGACCTGGGATGGCCATACCAAGCATTCCCGTACCGACACCAGATATACCACCTAGTATATCAGAGAGGCTTCCCTCTTGAATGCCTTGCATAAGTTGGCCACTGCCACGAAGAGACTCGGCCACATCAGCACCTGGACCGAGGAACTCAGCAAGTTTTGGAATATTCTCTATACTTTGGCCTAAGTGAGGGCCGAGGATACGACGTAGGGTGGAGGGCCGACGGGGTCGAGGTGGGGCCGGACCTCTGGCTGGTGTATCATCGACAGGTGGTGCTATCTCAGCCATAGCGTTTCCCGGTTTCTGTGTCGATCATCCCGTTGGGGAGCCATAAGCTAGCACTTTTGTGCCGGCCTTCGTTGAGCTGCATCCGCTCGGTGGACATCGCGACCAGTTCGAGGAATATATCGAAGGTTTTTTCCAAGAACTCTAGGCGCTTCTCGACCGCGTTACGTGGAATACGGTCCTTATTGCGATGGTACCAGACCGCGGTGTCGATCAGGCGTTTTTCCAAAGGAAGATGGGTGTTTGTGCTAAGCTGCTCAAGCTGGTTGATTAGCTGGTCGGTGAATTCTGGCATCTTATTTCCTATTATTCGTTTTCAGTGATTGGTGAGCAGTTTGCGGGTGTTCGTCCACTCACCAACCATGAAAAGTACCGCTAAGATGATGCTATCCGCACCCCATTTGGCGACGAGGCACTCCCGTGAATCGCTTCCCACCCGGGTTATGCGCTCGTCGCCCTTCATTGATCCGCTCCCAGTCCCGTCAAGGGATTGCTTGCTTGGTTGATCTCGGCAGGGAGTGAAGCCTCGCCGGTTTGGTCTGCCCCGACGCCTGCCCCACCTGCGCCTTCGTTACCGCCCCCACCTTGGCCGCTTGCCATTGCTTGGAGCTTAGCCATCTGTTCAAGGACAATCTCGCTGCGTTCGATCTCATCAGAGTCTTTCTTGATCTGCTCTGGATTGATCGACAGGCTTTTCATCATGTGATTAAGGATCTTGGTCGGGCTAAACTCGCTAAAGAAAGCCTGCATCATCATGGGATTAGCTGCGACGAGCTGCATCAAGGCGGCCATCTTCTGGAAGTCACGGGCCTTTGCCAAGGTTGCGCTAAGTCCGTGGACTTTGAACGAGCAGTTGTCGGCGAGGGTTGCAAAGAGGCGACCGGGGCCTATCTGGCTGAGTGCAAAGGCTGCGCGGAGGCCCACCGCATTTACGACCTTAATCCCTTGGACCTCATCCAAATGCTGGATTGAGACCAGAAGGCATTTGCGCAGCAACCGAGAGAGGCCGCGCTCCACGTCGCTGACTATGCCATCGAGGGTCACGGCCTGACTCTGCGAGAGTTCGACAATCTCAGTGGCCTTCACCTGCTTGGAAGGGAGCGCACCCAGCTTGAGTTCGTTCGACAAAGCCGCGGCGGCAAACTCCCTAGAGACGTTCTCATACATGATCTGGGCGTCGGCCGGCACCTGGCCTTGGGCCACAATCTCAACGACCTTCTCACCCGGGGCCAGGGTATTATTCACTGTGAGGGTCTGCCCCTGATGGATGCCGTCCGTTACTTCGCGCGGGTCTTCCAAGGCGCCCGCTCTGAGCTGTTTGATCCCCCACACACTGGCGAGGCCTCCATCCAGCATGAGATTGAAGATTTCGTTGAGGGCGAAATTCAAGGGGGAAGCGTGATCCATGATGGCTTTGTGCCACACGCTGAGGGGCACCCGCAAAAGGGGGATCACCACAAACGGGGACTCTTGATGCCAGAAGGGATTGGGCGTCGGTTCGCGGATTAGGTACTTATCGTTGGCGATCGTGCAAAACACGTTGCGATGGATCACGTTGCCTGAGGCATCCACGATTGTGCCCCAAAACTCGTCGAGTTGGACCTTCTTACGGAAGCCGGGCTTCGCCGAGTAGTCGTGCCCTTTCTCCTGAGGCCGCCTTTCCTTGTCGTACTCCTTCTTAGTGAAGTCCTCAACGATTCGGTCGACCGCGGCCTGGCTGTAGATGCCCTCTGCGGCTTTTTCTTTCACATAAGAGAGGTCTTTCTCAATGCGATGGATCTCATAGAGCCCTTCGCCGCTCGGATCAGGGTAATAGTTCTCCGACGGGACCAGATCGGCCCTTAGGCGCCAATTATTGGCCTCCTCGTCGGTCATCTTCTCCTCTTTGATGTCAAACACCCGCTCGGTGAACACCGATCCGTGGATTTTAATGACGAAAACAGCCTCCATCGTGGCCATCTTGATGCCATCGGAGATCTGGAGGGCCAAACTCGACACAATATTGTCGTTAGTGAGTAGATCCTCTGTGAAGCACTCCAGTAGGTTGCGCAGTTTAGCACCGCTAAGGGGCGACCGGGAGTCCTGAGCCAGCTCAATATCATACCACGCGCCGAATTGCGTCAAAGCACGCTTGGCGAAGGCCGAGAATTGCTCCACTGCTACGGGAACCTTCGGCACGAACTCTTCGCTCTGGCCTTTTTGCTTGTGCGTCCAGTCCTGGAGGCCCATATAAGCCTGGCGGTTCTCCCTATTCTTGAAGAGCCGCTGCCTCCGGGAGGTTTCGCTCTCTTCGCGATAGGCCCGAATAGCGTTTATGACCGTAAGCTGGCCTGCGAGATCACTCCCGACGATCTTGTCGTCCCCTGCTTGGGGCGAAATGGGTACTGGACTTGCCATCTAAAGCTCCTCATGCCGCCTATGGCGGATTGTAGGCACACTTATGCGATTAACGGTTTCGTTAAGGACACACCAAGCACAGATGCCTATATCCCAGTGGGCACGCAACAGATCGTTCCCGCACATCCGGCATATGTGTACATCATCCTCTGTGTCGGCGTCCATAAGCAGGGGTCTTTACTCTGGGAGCGCGCCCGCCCTGATGTTCATTAATCTGCTGAACGGGCCTCTCCATGTTGATCCAATAACCCAGCGCGTCGCTCATATGCGTTCGGCGGAAATAGGGATCTTTCTTATTGAACGTCTTCTTGATGCCTTGCTTCCCGTCGCCGATGACCTGCTCCAGATCGTTTATCAACTCTTCACAGGAAGGATCGATTTCTAGGGAGGCAACCCCCTCTGTGGAGCGACAAATCTGGTTAACGGCATTTACCCGGGCGGTCACCGACGGATTCTTGTCAGGCACCTTCAGGCGAAGGGGTACAGGATAGCCGATCATTGAGTTAAGGATTATCTGATAGGAAGACATTTTCGTCTGAGCGGTTCGGCTGTGCCCACTGGCATCGCCATAAACCCAGATTTCGGCCAAGTGCTTAGGATGGAACGACCGGAAGAATTCGCACATCTCATCGATGTTGCCCTCTTCGAGGAGAAGTTCCTTAAAGATGTGGAAGGTCTCATGCTTGCGTTGGCCAATCAAGGAAACCATCGGCTCTACATTGAAATCCCATATCCAGGCGAGGGGCCGCCTTTGGATGATTTCACCCTGCGGTCTGACGTTTAGCCTATGATCGAAGCCCGAATAAACCCGGGCGCCGGCCAACCCACCGATCAGTTCGCCCGCCAGGCGGATGCGCCTCTGGATCGAGCCTTCGGGCCACCTGGCTTCGAGCGCCTCGATTTCTCGTCGATCAATATGGGGGTTGTCATATATCGAGGCGTTGTAAACCCCGACGCGGTCGAGCTTCCCGTGTTGCCAAGGCTTAATGACTTTGTTAAAGAGCCAAGTGATGCCACCCACGATCCCTTCGGGGGGAAGTAAGGTGCAAGTCGTAAAAATGATTAAAGGCTTGGCTCCGACGCGGATCGTAATCTCGTCGAAGATCGTCTCCGGGTGCTCTTCATCAAGGTGGACCCAATCCTTCTCAGCGCCCTGATACTTGAGGCGACCAGAGTCCGCTGATTTGAACCCTATGATGGAGCCGTTCCGCAGCTTGAGCACATTCTCCGACGAGTGCCAATGCTCTATCTCATGCGGCGGAATGAAGGGCTCGTGCGTTGAGTTGGGCGGCACATATCCGTTATCGAAATACTTGGGCTGGATGGTATCGCGACAGGTGGGATAGTCAATCGCACTGACCCACCCGCTCGTCGCCCTGTCGCGCACCGCGACTGTTTCGGTCCCATGCCTTCCGTATGACCATCCAGTGTTTTCGTAGCCAAATCGGGCTAGGTGCGCCCCTGCATAGGCGCCCGCATCTGATTTGCCCGACCTGTTGGCCCCTATGTAGTAATTCTCTCTGTGTTTGCGCCCCAGAACGGCCTCAATGAAAAGGCGCTGGGGCCCAAACGGCTCAAACAGCTCCAAAGGGTCGTTTTGGCGCCTATCGAGGATGGCAGCTGCGATCTGGGTCGTTTGCTCGGAGAGCGACCTTGAGGAATAGTCCATCCGCACAGGCTGTCAGCGTACGAGCGTGCGCGCAATGGGAGGGGTGTAGACCCTCTGGAACGAAGCTCCTAGTTGAAAAGCTAAAAAATAGACAATTTTGGGCAGGAGCTACCTATCCAACTCTTCACCTGTTTCATACCCCACCCCCCTTGCCGGCGCCGCCGGCCGCTGGCTGGCGCTCACCACTACGCCGCGCGTCGCTCGCGAACGCTCATTCGTTAGTAGGCTGACCATCACCCAGCCAAACAACTATCACCACTGGGTGCCACGCCACCGCTGAGCACACACGTCGTCAGCCATGCACTCGTCGCCCCGCTGTTGGTTGCCCCAACATGGTTAGCTGCCTCACAACTAGGGTACGAACACCTAGTGTTGAGGGGTGTGCGTCGCTGTTGGGTAGTATGATACCCGCATGATCCACAAGGTTTGTTAGCTGACAGTGAGTATACTAGCTGTGGTTAGCTAAATACATAGATTAGTATACTAGCTGTCCGTGTACCATATGTTGC